TTAAGTTTTACGTTTTCCATGTTTTACTCCTTCACGAATTTTGCGTATTCATCTAATGGCACACCAAGTTTTTTAGCTATTGCTACTTGTGATGGTGTGAGCTTCACAGTGCGGCGCCCAGGTTTACCTCCAGATCGAGCACTATTAGCACCAGCAACAGTCTGAGCGACTCTGTTGTTAGTTTGACTCGAGTTGGAATTCGTTTTCCCTATCTTATCAGGAAAATGGGATGAAAGTCTATTATTAATTTCGTTATAATATTCATCTGATTCAGGATTAACTCCTTCATTTACTAATTGAGTATGAATACCCCAAGTAGCAAATGTCATAACTTCATCTTTTCCTGCACCCTGACCGAACCAAGGATTTTCTTTAGCCCATGCTTGAGCTTTTTCACTAGGTTGAGGTCTTTGTTGAGTAGGTTGAGCTTGTTGTTTAAATTCAGCAGGTGTTTCAGCAGGAACTTCTTTAGCCGAAGTTTCTGTTTTCTTTTTTAAAGCTAAAACTCTTTGTTTTTGAACTGAATTATCAGATAAAGCAGCTTGAATTTCTGCTACCTTTTCAAAATCTTGTTTTTGATGCGCAGCAGCTAAATCTCTTTTTAAATTTAGTTCTGTCATATCAACTTTTTGAGCAACTTCTTCAATATAACTATCATCTAAAGAACTTACTTTTTTCTCTAGTTCATCATTCTTTTTCTTTGCACTTTCTGCAAATTGTAAAGCTGCTTCTTTTTGACGTTCTTCTTCACGCCATTTTTTTGTTAAATCATTTATTCTTTTTTTAACACCTGAAGAATATTCTTCATGTTCTGAAGATTCTGGAGTTTCTTCTTGTGTTTCAACAGGAGTTCCTTGTGTTGCTTCTTCAACAACGTCTTTTAATTCTACATCTACTGAATTTCCTGTATCTTCAATAGGTATTGTTTTTTCTTCGCTTAATGCTGGTTGTGCTTCTGGCATGACTATCTCCTCATGTTAGTTTGTTAGCGGTGATAAGACATCTTCAGGTTTACTAACAACTCCCATAACTTCGTCATCATTTAGTATCCTTAGTTCTCCACCGTCGATTTTAATTCTTGCTCCGGCATATCTACCGAAGAGTATCCAATCTTTCTCTTTACACCATGGACCAGTAGGAAACTTCTCCTTATCCAAATAGCATAAATCACCAACTTTCATTACCAACCCAACATTTGTAGTCCATTGACTTTCTTCAACAACTTTGTCTGTTAGTAATACTCCACCTTTAGTTTTTTCTTTAATTTTTAAAGGCATCACAACTATTCTCCACCCACAAGGTGTAGGTAGTTTCTCTAGTTCTGTTCTGGTATCTTTTTTCTCTTTATTCTTTTTTTCTAAGGCAAAAACTTTTGTAGGGATTACATTAGTTTTATTCATCGTCATCTAGCTCCTGTTTTTTTAGCAGGTTCGTGAGTTCCTGATCTATTTTATTCCAAGCATGAAGTTGTCCTAACACATACTTATATGTGGTGAGTTCCTTCACATCTCCTGTTATAACCGAAGTTAGTTGCTCTTGTCTAGTCTTTATTTCTTTTCTTAATCTTTCAACAAATGAAAGAAAATAATCAGGCATAATTTTTCCTTATTTTTTTAATTAATTTATCATTAGATAATCCTCCATCACTAAAACGAGGAAAGTCTTTTGATATGTTTATTTTAGTTACCTTTAAAGGTTTATATTTAAGTCCTTGTGGTAATGGACCTCTTAGTGGAGGAGGTCCAAATCTTTTTCCAGGTAATTTCATGCTTCAACAGAAGCCATCAAATCACTTAAAGCTTTTGCTCTATTGGGTGTCTGTTTATTCCATCTCGAGTCCAACATCTCAATACTTGCATCTTTAAATTTTTTCATTTTAACATAATCAAATGTTTTTTTGAACTTGGAGACTCCACCAGGGCCAAGTTGAAAAATCATTTCTGTGTAAATGTCCCTTAATAATTCAGGAGGATCATAACTTAAATCACACATAAACATTTTTTCACATAATAATTGTGCATGTTCTAAATCTTGATGAAATACTTTTTCTAATTCTTCTCTAGAGTATTCTACTCCTTCTTCAAAATGATCAGCTTCAGTTACTTTATGACCGAACCCGATTGTAGCGAAACCTAGGGTATCTTTATAAATTTTATTTCTAAAGCCTTCATGCTCCATGACTCTTTCTGCTAAACTATGCATACTTTGTTTCCTTTCTTCTATCTTCCATTACAAGACCACAACCTTTTGCAACCCCTTTTGGATTTTTAGAATTTTTTCTAAGTTGTGAAAGATTTACACCATCTTTTGCTTTAATGGAACTACCATATTCATTAGACCATTTCTTTGCAATTTCTGGTTCATTAGCCCAGAGATATTTTCTTTGTTTCTCTGATTTAAATGGCATTATTTTTTCTTAATTAATCCCATTGCACCTTTTCCAGCCTTGATGCCGAAGCTAGCTGAGCAGGCTATATATAATAAATGTTTATAATAATCCGGGAGCTGCTGCAGGGCTACAAACCCAGCTTCTATATGTACAGTCATTCCTGGAAAAAATACGAGTGTCGCAGGTGCCAGAAGGCAAATTAAAATTAGCTCATCTTTCCACGAGCCTTTCATTTGATCAACTGCTGATGCTTCCCACTTCACTTTTCCCTTGATTTGATCTTCCTTCAGCTTGGTAGCAGCTTTAATTTCTGTAACTTTTAATTCTGCTTTTGCTTTTTTGGTCTCGACGAAGCCACGGACCGTGTCTGCGGCGACGCCGAGTAAGGGTTTTGCTAAGAGTTGCCAGACCATGGTCTAGGCGGCTCCACCTGTCATCGCACTGATGACCCAAAGAACTATAATGGCTACAATAGCGGCCTTTATCCAGTCCTTCATTTTCCATTCCGACCATTCTTTAATATGGCCCCATAGATCTTTTATTAAATTCATATAACCTCCTTAGTTAATGAATAGTTAAATCGAAGTCAGCTTCGAATTCAACAGTGTTTTCTAGCTCATGTTCACAATTATTGCAATCACAACTAGTACAGCTTCCCCCGTTCGTGTGGTGACAAGCATGTCCGCAATGTTGGCAAAGATTATCCGAAAAATTTAATTCCTTTGGTTGCTGCACCTACTCCTCGCATTGTTTTGTTAGGCTTTTTGACATTTTTATCTACATCAATTCCATCTACTGATGGTCCGGGATGAACTTTTCCCCCGTGCATGTATCCTTTAGTTTTTTTTGGTGGTCTACCCACCTTACTTCCATATGTTCCTGGTCCTGACGGCATATATACTCCTAGTGTAACGTTGGTTTCACCAAATTAATTTGAAAAACATCCTCAAGTTGCTTTTCGAAAACAGTTTCTGCTATGTGTCCTGATAAAGTATGATCTATATAGATAGCTTTAACGACCGCTAGCATAGCTGAGGCCATAATCAATTTATCTTCGCTCGTTTTAGCATATTGCTCAACATGCGCAGCGAAATCATTTATACCCTGACTTAATTTAGCATCATTTTCAGAATAAGACATCAATTTTTTCTCATTTTTGCAAGATCTTGCTGATTTTCTATTCTCATCTCTGCAATATTTAAATTTTGATCTAGTTTAGCTTGATCAATTTGTGCTTTTTGTGAAAGTTTAGCTGTATCTAATACATTTCTGCCTTCATCATACTTAGCTTTTCTCATAGCATCTTGTTCTTTTATATCTAATTCACGATTTTTAAGAGCTACTAGTGGATCTTCTCCAGCACCTTCTAAATATTCTTGTTCTTCAGCCACAATTTCTTCAGTTATTTGTGCTTCCATTTCTGCAATTTGAGATTCTAAAGTCTTTTTAATTTCTTCCTGAACTTCTTGAGGAATTTGACCATTATATCTTTGAGCAATTTCTTCTAACATTTTTTTATTTTGTTCCATAACCATTTGTCTAGCTAAAAATCCTATATGTTGAGAAATATGAGCTTGTAAAGAAGCCATAGCAAGTACACTAGAACGAACCAAACTAGAGGACATAAATGCTCTATGTGCTTTTATGTGAGCAGGATGATTTTGTTCTGGCCATGCTTGTAATTCTTTTGCTTTCAAAGCTTCAGAATTTTCTATAGCAGGATCTTTAGGTTCTGGTTTTGGAGGAGGTGTTAAAATTGATTGAATGTTTTGTACTCCTAATGCTTGATACATTCTTCTATAAGCCTCATACACATTATGTATTTGAGGATTAGTTTGTGATAATTGTAATTGTGCTTGAGCTAACTCTATACGCTGAGCCATTGAAAATATACTAGGATCAGATACAGGAATTATATCAACTCTATCATCAAAATCAGTTTGTTTAATCATTTTATTACCACCTACCACTGCATATGGATATTCTGGGGGTAAGTAAGTTTGAAATACTTTTGCTAATAATTTAAATTCTATTCTTTGAGCATAGTGTAATCTTTTATGAATTGCACTCATGACTTTAGTTCCTTGCTCAATCATAGCCATTGTAGTTCCTACAGGATTAGCTTGATTAGAATCTGCTACTTTTGCATCAGCAACAGCTGCAAATCTTTTTCCTGCATCTACACAAAATCCTAAAAGTAAGAATAAAGTTTGTGATGGTTCTTTATAAGGTAAAGGTAATAGTCCTGCTCTTAGATCACCAGATGGTGCATCTACATCCCTGAATTCTCCGGGTTGGATTGGGTTATCGTCGTCTGCAACTCGCAACCCTCTCGCTTTAAATCCTGCAGGGAGATTGGACAACGTACCAGCATCAATGAGTTGACGGAGTGCTGACGTAGCTGTCCTGGAGAGACCCCCGAGCATGTGTATAAGACCAAAGCCATAAAAACCAAGACCAGGGAGAAACTTATAATGTACAAAATATTGTATCTTTTTACGAAGTGGATCGGTTTCAATATAATTTCTATAAACAGATAATACTTTTCCAGATCCTTCATCAATTGTAACAACGTAAGGTAATCTTATACCAGTTGCTGCTCCGGTTGTAACGTCTCTATCTTCAAAACCTAATATGTTTAAATCGCAATGAATTTCAAATAAAGTATATTCATTCTCATCTTCTTCTCCATAAGTAGTAGAACTTACTCCGGATACATTTTGATATTCTTCTTGAATCTCATTTGTATTAGTCAAAGATGGTCTAATTTCTACATCTCTATAAAAACCAGCTACTTGATTTTTTCTTACATCATTATATGTTTGTTTAACAATGTGTGTAACTCTAGGAGATGAAGCTAAATCAGTTGCATAAAAAGGAACGATTAAATCTTCACAAGGAATAAAAGAAGCTTTAGCTCTTTGTTCTTGTGCATCGAAATAAACTTTTTTAAATGCAGATCCAGCTAATCCTAAATTAAATAATAATTGATCCATATCAGGATCATATTCTTCCATTATATTAGTAATTTGATAATTCATAAAATCTTTAACTCTATCAGCTTGATCTTCTGAATCTATTGAATGAGCTCCTACAATATTACATTTAACAGGACCTCCTGGTGGAAGTAATTCTTTATAAGCTTGTGCTTGAAACTGTGTTGCTGATTCAGCAAGTAATGGATGAGTAACTCCACTAGCTCCTTGAAAAGGTCTAGCTCGTTCTTCATATTTAAATCCTAATAATTTAATACCATCAACATAAGATCTTTCCCAATCTTGTCTTGATGATTTATCCATCTCATAACCTGCTCTAAGATTATCAGACATTTTTTCTAATTGATCTTCGTCTATAAATTCTGCTAAATTTGCACCAAAGGGAACTTCCGCAGATTCTGGTTCAGGTTCTATAAATCCCTCTTCTTCGATTTGTATTTCTACTTCAGGGGAACCTTCTTCATTTGTAGGTAATATACCTGCTAGTTTATCAACTTCTACTTCTTCAGGTATTGTGTTGGGTAATGCTTTATCAATGGCCACTAAACTGCTACTCCTAATATATCTATTCCAGCTAATGCTGAATATTTGTTAATCTCGGTTTTACCACCTTCTTTATACTCTTGAAAACCAATTTTTGCTAGAAGTTTTCTGTCAAAGCCCTTCATGTTTCTTAAATCAATAACAATGCCT